TTAAGCACGAAGAGGAACATTATCACGCACCTAATGGTGCAGCTAATCAGCCACCTATTGCTGCTGGATTTATTTCTTTAGGTCGAAAGCAAAGATTGACTGAAATTCAAGCTTTAGCAAAAGACGGGTATGTAACCCCCGCTACAGCTAAAAATTTAGTTGGTCAATTTTGTACTGATGATGCTTTACAATTGGCATTTTCAAAGGATGGTGATGTTCTTGATAATTTTGACAAGACTGTTGAATTATTAAAGACTAATGGAAAAGTTGTAAGCTTAGATAAGGAAAAGTCTCAAAATGACGCTTTAGAATTAAGCTACTCAGACGTTTTTAATAATGAAACGTCTAATCCTTTAATGAAAGATGCTTCTCGTCGAGCTAAAGCTGCTGGTCAAGCTTAAATAAAATGTTAAAAACAGAATATTTAAGATTGTGTATATTACTGAACAAAAAATTTGGTTGGACATTTAACGATATAAGAAAAATGTCCTTAAAGCAACTTAAAGTAATGGAGACAATGTAAAACATGACTGCTACTTATCCAATTCAAAATCAGCCGCGTCGTTTAGGTGATCTTTTAATCTTTGAACTTCACCCTGGTTATCAGCGTGTAAGTGCTGTAGTTAAAAATGGGAGTGGTTCTGCTGTAGATATTACTGATCCTGTTGGTTATCCAGTTAAAACTGATGGCGCCGGTGGATATGCTTTAGCTTTTGCTGGTGACGAAGCTGGAGTATTAGGATTATTACTTTGGATGCACGAATTATCTATTGCGGCCGGAGTTGCTACAACTTATCAAGTACCAATTCTTGTTCGTGGCCCGGCAATTTTAGATTATACTGGTGGAATTCCCGCACTTGATGCTGCTGGTGCAGCATTTACTATTTCTACAATATTAACTACTTTGAAAGCATTAAGTCCTCCGATGGTCCCGCTTGCTGAACCGACGATTTCTGTTACTCAAACTAGCTAATAATTCAATTTAACAACAATTTAAATTCAAATTAGAAGGAAAGATTAGGAGACAATTTAATTATGGGTGCCATTCTTGACATTTTTCGTAAGGACGCTTTTAATGTAGTTAATTTAACTGCTGCAATAAATAAGCTTCCTTATAAACCAACTAGAATTACCGACATGGGTTTATTCCAAGAAAAAGGAATAAACACTACTATGGCGGCTGTTGAAGAACGAGATGGAAAGTTAGGGCTATTAACTTCTCGCGCTCGTGGCGTAATGACAGAAATTAATACCATTGGTTTGCGAAAAGTTCGTGCGTTCCAAGTTCCTCATATTCCCATCAATGAATCTGTGCTTGCAGATCAAGTGCAAAATTTACGCGCATTTGGTTCTGCAAATCAAATGGAAACAGTTGCTACTGCAATTAATGAACGATTGCAAAGCATGAAAGATTGGATTGACACGACAAAAGAATATTATCGTGTTAGTTCTCTGCAAGGCAATTTGTTGGATGGGGATACTACTACTGTTCTTTTTAATTGGTTCAGTGAATTTGGACTTACTCAAACCAGTTATAATGTAGATTTTACTTCGTTTAATTCTTTTACTGCACCTGGAGCATTAACTGCTGCCGATGGTGGTGGTAGCGGCTTATTATCTGCTGGTGCATATACTTATAAAGTAACTTTTGTTACTAGTGCTGGTGAAACTCAAGCTAGTGTTGCAAGTAACTCTATTACTTTAGCAGCTTCTCACAAAATGACTTTAACGGCAATTCCTGTTGGTCCCGCAGGGACTTTATATAGGAATCTTTATCGTACTACTGCTGGTGGTTCTAGCTATTTATTCTTGACACAAATTTCAGATAATACTACTGTTGGTTATACTGATAATATTGCGGATGCAAGTTTGGGTAGCAATGTTGCACCGACTGTTACTAATATTCCTAGCGCTCGTGATCCATATACTTCTGTAATGGACATGAAAAAGGATGTAGCAACGAAAATTATTCGAGCAATCGAAGATGCTTTGGGCGTTACAATGTATCGTAGCATTCGAGTTCTTTGTGGAAATGCTTTCTGGGATAATTTTATTAATCATCCAACCGTTATTCATTCTTATGAACGATGGTTGCAAGCTGGTGATACTGGAACTGGTGGAAGCTTTTTCCGAAATCAACAGCGTCAACAATTAAATCGTCAGGGAGATTCTGTTGCTCCTGGTGGTTTTGAATTTGCTGGAATGTATTGGGAAAATTATCGTGGCCATATTGGAACAAATTTCTTTGTTCCTGATAAGGGTGCAATTGCATTTCCTGAAGGCTGTCCAGATTTATTTATTGAACATATTGCTCCTGCACCGTTTATTGAAACGGTCAATACTATTGGTTTACCGTATTATGCAAAACAAGAACTTATGCGATTTGGTTTAGGTATTGAATTGCACGCAGAGGCTAATCCTTTGCCTATGTGTACTCGCCCCGGTGCTTTAATTAAATTAACTCAAACTGCACCGTAATATTTATCTAAGGTTTATTTTGACGGAATGTTTATAAGCAGGCGAGGCGATGGGTCGGATATGCGGGTATATTAATATAAATTAGTTGGGTCCGATTTATATTAATCCCTGCCCGCATATTCTTTTATATAAAGAAAAACTAAAAATGCCAAATAAGACTCCTGAGTTTGAATTAAAATTATCAGAAGCATTGCATTTTGATAATAAAGATAAAATGCGAAGAACAATAGTAAAATCTATAAATAACATACGAACAAAAAATGGACTGGCTGAATTATCTCTATCATTTTTTGAAGAAAGCAAGCATCCTAGAGATCATGGAAAATTTGCTTCAAAAGGTGGAAGTGGCGGTAGTGGAAGTGAAGAAAATAATGGTGATGAGGCAACATTTAAAGGTGAAAGTTATAATCGTAAAGAAGTACGTAATAAAATAAAAGAAGGTGATGCTAAAGAAAGATTAAGTAAAATTTTAACAGGGGCTAAGTGGGCTGGAATAATTGGTGGTGGCGCTGCTGCTGTTGCTACTGGACACCCAATTATTGCTGCCGCTTTATTTGGATATGGAGCAACTAAAATTGCTTCTAAAATGGCTGCTGCTGCAACTTATGCAACTGCAAAATATGGTACTAAAACTGTAATAGGTGCTAATATTGCTGCCACAAAAATAACGACTGCGCCTAGTAGATTTATTTTAAGAAAAGCTGGACAAGGTATATCTGGTATTGTAGATGCAGTTAGTTCTGAATTTAAATAAGGATATAACAATGATAGATAAACGAATATTGTCCAGAAAAAGATTAACAGAGATATCTTTATCATTTAATAATGATATATCTATCCTTGCTGCTTTTGAAGAAAGTAAACATCCTAGAGATCATGGAAAATTCACATTTAAAAATGGTGGAAAATCCAGTGGTTCTGGCGGTTCTGGAAGCGTTATAAGTTCTGGAAAAAGTAAAAAGAAAAGAAGTGTCAGAGAAGTTTCTCAACAAGTTTCTCAACAAGTTTCTCAACCTGTCCAGCAACCCAAACAGCAACCTAAGCAACAACAATCTAAGCACGAATTTAAGGAGTGGGAAAGCCAAATTCGTGCGGTTAGAAATGAAACAATAGCTCAGCAAGCTAGAGAAGGTGAATATCAACCCGAACATGCTGCAAAATCTTCTTTTGCAGAACATGCTGCAAAAGAAGCTGGAATAATTTATGGTTTAGGTGCAATAAAAAATGTAGGTAAAAAATTCTTTGGTGGAGCTAATAAGACTAAAGAAATAGTTACTGCGGAAATTGTTCCAGAATCTGCTGAAACAAGAAAAAAGGCTGTTGCTGCTGCAAAAGCTGCTGCTGGACCTAAATTAAAAAAAGCAAGGAAGCTTACTAATGCTACAGCTAGAAGTGCAGGAATTAAAAATGCTCAAAAAGCTGCTAATGCTGCATATAAAGCTACAATTAAAGATTTAGCAGGAAAAGTTGGTGCATCTGCTACAGTAGAAGAAGGTGCTACATTAGCTTCAAAAGCTGTTGGTGGTAGTAGATTAAAAAAGGCTGCTAGTGCAATATTTGGAATTGGAACATTAATTCCAAGATTAAGTGTTCCTCATTTAGCTATAGCTACAGCTGTTGCTGCTGCTGGATATTATGGATATAAAAAATATCAACAAAAGCAACGACAGCATGAAATAATGCAACATGAACGAGAATTAATGAAGGAAGAATCTGAGTCAGCATATAATTCTGATGATGATAGACAATTTAATAAAGAAGTTAGAGAGAAAACAGCTAGAGAAGTTGCTAGACAAGCAAGTGTTTATGCCGCCAAGCAATATTCTCAGCAACAAGTTAGTTATCAAAAACAAGCTATTGATGAAGAATTAAGTACAGGAAGAGTTCAAAGAAAAATGCGTAGATCGGCACGTATTACTGCTTATGCTGCTGCTAAAGAATACGCAAGACAAGAACGTACTCAAGCATATAAAACTAGAGAGTCAGATAGTTTTCTATACTAATATATGATAACAGTCACAGTAAAAATAGACCTTAAAAAACTTAAAAAATTTCAAGGTCTATTAAAAAGAGATTTAAGAGCTGGTGGACAAACTTCTGGTGGTTCACCAATTAATAATGCTTTTAAGCAATGGGGTGTTCGTGTAAGAAGTTATTTACAACAAAGATTTGTATTATATTCTCGTGGTGGTGGAGATTGGGCACCATTAAAACCATCTACAATTAGAGCTAGAAGAGGTTCCAAAAAAGGTAAACGTAACTCAGTAGCAATATTAAGAGATACTGGAACTTTATATAATGCACTTTCACCAGAATTTACTGGAAAACCTGGTGCGATAGAAGAAAAAATACCTTATGGAGTAAGAATAGGGTATGGTGGTCCAGGAAGATACACTAATAAATATGGTGGAGTAGCTACCATTGCAGGTATTGCTAGTTTTCATCAAGTGGGTGCTGGGTATTTACCAAAACGTGAAATTATTGTATTACCAGACGATCATACTTTAGAGTTAATGTCAGAGGATATGTTAAGAGCTTTAGATAAGATGAATAGATAATGCCACCTACTCCTGCAAATAACGACGGCTTTATTGTAAATCCATTTACTTTGGTATTTGATGCTCTTTGGAGCATATTAGAAAATTCTCCACAATTTACGGCTGATGTAAAAGCCGGTAATAGAATACATTTAAATAGGACTAATGATCCTAATGCTTTAAAACCAGAAATACAAGATAGTGATCTTCCAGAAGTAATATTAACATCTGCTGGTTCAGGAACAATAGGATTATTTGTAACATCATCTACAAGTAAAATAATAAAACGATATCAGTTTTTAATTTCTACTGGAGATCAGAGAGTTCAGAA